TGACGCGCTGAACGTGATGCGCGAGTCACTTAACAAACGAAAAACAATCTCCCCTGGAGGAAATATGGAAAAAGTAACCACCGCATCAGCTGCGGATGCAATTCAGGCCACCGCGTCAGCAGAACAGACAAATACCGTCGAAACCGCTGCTGCAGTTGTTGCTTCACCGGCAGAGGTCAGTGCCCGGGTCGCCGCAGCGGTGAGTGCCGAAAATGGCCGAATTATGGGGATCCTGAACTGCGAAGAGGCGAAAGGACGTGAGTCACAGGCGCGTGCACTGGCCGAAACGCCGGGTATGACGGTCGAAAGCGCACAGCGCATTCTGGCCGCTGCACCGCAAAGTGCCCAGGCGCGTTCCGATACGGCACTGGATCGCCTGATGGAAACAGCACCTGGTGCGTTGTCCTCAGGTAATGCATCTGCTGAAGCAGGTGAAGATTTGTTAAACACCCCTATTTAAGAGGCTCTTATGGCAACGACTGAAGTTTTTACCCATCAACAGCCGCTGGGCAACAGTGATCCGGCAC